GCATGTGTTCTCAACCCACTTTTCGTAGGTGTTTGGGGGGGGTGGGGTGGTGTTTAGGGGTCCAGATTTCTGAAAACGAATTGTCCGACATCATCAATCATCCAGAAGCCCCCGACACAACACACGATCATAGCTAATAACTCTGATCTCTCTCGGGACCCGTGCACAACAACAGTGACCTAGCACCTCACTACACCTTCTTTCGCGAGCGTTCGTAACGACAGCGGTCGTTAGAATGTTCGTGCCGTTCTCCGTGCGCATGCGCCGCGCCGGACTCATCCTCCAGAAGCCGCTGGGGTATTCATTCTCTGGCCCGCAGTGGGTCGAGAAGAAGGCCGTTGTCGACATGCAGGCTGTCGATCAGGTCGTGGACACGCTGAAGCGGTTCGTCATGCACTGCGAGTCTGTGCGCAAGGCCGACATGGCCAAGCGCGAGGCCCGCGCGCAGTGGCTCCGCGAGATGCACACGTCCAACTGGATGGACCTGTATGGCGTCCACCGCTTCGAGGTCAGCTGGTATGATCTCAACGACGAGGCGGAGGCGTTCCGCTGCGTCGAGGACGCCTTCCTCGAGGCCGAGTGGGCCGAGGAGGCCGCTGCTGCGGAGGTCGTGCGCCGCGCTGCCGCGGCTGAGTCCGAGCGCCTCGCAGCCATCGAGGCTGCGCGCGTGGCCGCAGAGAAGGCACGCCGCGAGGCCGAGAACCAGCGCCTGCTGAGCCTCTCGGACGCGGCTTTCCGCCAGATCTGCGCGGACAAGCTGCGCCTCTGCCGCAACCGCGGGCAGGACGAGGCGCTGCTCCAGCGCTGGATCGCCCGCATGTGGGCCGATCGCGAGCGCATCTGCGCGATGAAGGCAGTGGCGGCCGCGCCGCAGCGCATGCTGCACAACCGCCAGCAGTCTGCAGCGGTGCGTGTGCCGCGCGCGGTCGTGCGCACCGGGCACTTCTCGGCGCTGGACTCTGATGACGAGTAAAACATAACCCACAAACAACCCAAACCACAAACCACAAACAGCTGAAACACAAAACCCACAAATTTTTACATTATGAAAACGAATTGTCGGAGATCACGAATGACCCGACAGTGGGGCTCCCACAACTTCTTCTCATAACCACAATTACTGAGAATGCCAGCCCACCCCTGCAACTTCATAAAGCAGGGTGACCACCTTCCCTGCGCCGTCATCGTTAGGAGCTTAGACCCTGACGAGTGCTGCGGGATGCACCGGCCTATCAAGGCTCGGATGCCGCCTCTTCCCGAGCACAGCTGCGAACATATCGTTAAGGGTGGTATCGCGGGAGACCACTGGTGTGGGCGCGTCCACGTCGCAGGTGAGCGCCTTTGCGTGACTCACGTTGCCATGCGAGAGCGTGAGCTCGCGGCGTTTCGGCGCAGGCAGGAGGCAGCGCGAGCGTGGGCTCACGACCCCATGTTTATCGCACAGCAGGCAGCAGCGGTTGAGGAGGCACGCGCACAGCCAGTCCGACCGTTGGCACGTTTTGCCCAGGACCGGCAGAATGTCCACACGGCTGCGATCGTCAGGCAGACCAACGCGGGCGAGGAGAAGCTGCTGGCGGTTAAGACCGATGGAAAGCCGGTTGGACTGAAAATCCTGCGGGTGTTTGCGGCACGGGCGGGGCACCTTCACCATGTGCTGGAGGTCATGAATGATGTCGATCACTGGTATCGTCAGATGAACTGCCGTATCAACGGTGATCGGCTCTACGGCCGCGTGCTCGAGGGGTTGTGGACGCTGATCCAGCAGCAACCCGAGGCCACTCGCCACGAACTCCAGCGGCGCCTCTGGGAGGAGATGTGCGAGTCGGTGGCAATGTGCTGCGAGGGGCATCTGAGCCGACTGGTCAACGTGATGGTTGGCTTTGATGAGAGCTTTAAGCCTCCGGTCTCTGTGGGCGAGATGCTCCAGACAAAAATGTCCGCAATTGCGGGAGGATCGCTTTCCAACGAGGAGAAGCTGGCGCAGGCTCGGGTAGTCATGGCAGAGCTGGCCGTTCCCGATGCAGAGCAGACGGCGTGGCTCGAGGCGCTGGTCTGAACCGAAACCATAACCCACAAAAATTTACCCTTTTTCAATTCTGAAAACGAATTGTCCGACATCATCAATCATCCAGAAGCCCCCGACACAACACGATCATAGCTAATAACTCTGATCTCTCTTGTGCCTCGGGACTTGTGCTCTCTTGTGACCTAGCACCTCACGAAGATGTCATCTGTGCGTAAGATTCCGCAGTGGAAGCTGGATATGCTGAAGGACGCTGAGGTCGCTGCAGCTCTTGTTGTGAAGGCTGATGAGGCAGCGCAGAAGGCTGCAGAGATTGCAGCAATCAAGGCTGAGACGGCTGCACAGTGCAAGATTTGGCACGCGTCGAAGCCGGAGTGGGTCATGCGGATGGTCGAGGTTACCCCAGGCGTGCGAGGCGGTGAGCGGGGCTGGGAGGTTGAGCCCAAGGTTTCTATGCGCAAGGTGCACAACAAGGAGTTGTGTCCGTATTGCAGCAGGGCGTAAACAAAAACTACAAACACTTATCTTTTTTAATTCTATGAAAACGAAGTCGCGATGCTCAACAATAAACGTTGAGTGAGGAAAATGGCACTTCCTACTCTCTACGCAAAGTCCAAGACTGGCAAGACCCAGCTGTGGAACATCGAGACAATCGGAAACATGATCCGCACATCTTACGGCTACAAGGATGGTGCTATCACAGTGAATGAGAAGACTGTGGATAAGGGTAAGAATATCGGAAAGAAGAACGAGACAACTCCGGAGCAGCAGGCCGCAGCTGAGGCGCGGTCTCTGTGGGATAAGAAGAAGACCAGTGGATATGCAGAGTCCCTGGAGGAGTCGGTTGTGCCGCAGATGGGAAAGCAGGAGATGGAGCAGCATGGCACGATCCTGCCCATGTTGGCCCACGAGCATGGAAAGCGTGGTAAGGATATTGTGTTTCCCTGCTATGTTCAGGCCAAGCTGGATGGTGTGCGCTGCATCTACAACAATGGAGTGCTGACCAGCCGCATGGGAAAGGTATTTACTGCACTGGATCATATCACCGGAGCATTAACAGGCTGCAAACTGGTCCTGGATGGCGAGTTATACTCAGATACGCTTACCTTCCAGCAGTTTGTTGGGCTTGTTCGTAAGACTAAACACAATGAGGCTGAGAAGAAGCTGCTAGTTCAGGTGAAGTATTGGGTCTATGATTGCGTGAACAGCCAGCCTTTTGAGGGAAGACTGCAGACTTTGCGCGACTTCTTCTCGACCCGGAGTGATGGAATCGTGAAGCTGCTGCCCACAGAGGAGGCCAAGACCAAGGAGGATCTGAAGAAGTTCCATGACAAGTATGTAGCAGAGGGCGCAGAAGGTCTGATCATTCGCAATAAGGCGGGACTCTATCAGCTGGCGGCTCGGTCAGCGGATCTGCAGAAGTATAAGGAGTTCAAGGATGATGAGTTTGAGGTTACGGGATTTATGGAGGGCGAGGGACTTGATAAGGGCCTGGTGATTTGGGTCTGCAAGACGAAGGAGGGGCGCACTTTCAACGTTCGGCCTCGCGGAACTCACGCAGAGCGCGCAGAGTTCTTTAAGAACGGAAACAACTATATTGGAAAAATGTTGACAGTGAGGTTTCAGGAGTTGACCACGGATGGTATTCCTAGGTTTCCGGTTGGTATTGCGTTTCGCGATTACGAGTAACTCATAAGATGATCATAGATCGCATCATACTCACCAATACCACGCATAGCAAGCTGGCCCACAAGTCGTTCAAACACCAACATCAGAGAGTTTGAACGAAGAAACTCAATGAACTCACCAAGTTTTATGTGGCGGTCATGGCGATCGCGAAATGCCAACCACAACACTCGGTTATACTCGGGAAACATATCATAGGGAAGGATAGCCTGAAGGATGACAACATAGTCTGCGAAGAGAAGAGACTTAGAATCCATTGTAACCGCACAACGACTTTTTCTACCGCATATCAAATCCATTTTCAAAAACGGATCCACTCGTGCCACGCCAAGAGACAGCAGGCAGGACAAAATGAACTTCGATAACGCTATCTCCGACACGATGCACGACTACCCGGAGCTTGTGGGATCTGTTCGACAGATGCATAACACGGACGAGAACGAGCCATGTTGGTTCGTTACGTTCCAGGAGAGGAACATCGCAGGTAAGGAGATTCATCTTGAGGTAATTCTCAGAGATGGAGGAATTGTGATCTCTATTCTTGGCGCATGGCACATGAGCCAGACAGCATCAAGGAATGTTGCAAACACATTCACGAATTACCTTGAACTCACACCCGAGTGAGTTTATCTGCAACCACCTTCTCAATCACAATCTTCTGAACAATATACACCTTGCATTCATGAACTTCGGGAGTGCGGCATTTAACGCAAAACTCTGCTGGACACTGACACGTGAAGATCAGGTGCGTCCGCTTTTTGCAATGGGCGCATTTGGTGACAGGCATGGTGCTCTTTCTTACCTGGCTGACATACTTTTCGTTTCCTAAAAGCAAGGTGAATGCCTAAAGTAATCCGTTACGCAGCTCATGTGGATCCCGATGTTCGGTATTCACAGGAGGAGTTTGCAGAGTTGGTCCAAATTTACTTATCCGATCCCGACGGATGGGAAGGTCATGGCTACAGATTCGTGTTGACAGAAAAGAACCCAGATATTCTGATTCGACTGGTGACTCCGAAGAATATCTTAACAATCTGCGGTCTTCCCGATAACTTGTCGTGTGCCACGATGAACGGCCGCAATATGTATCTGAATGCTGACCGGTGGATGCACGGATCTCGCGCAAGTGGGCAGTCTCTTGAAGGCTATCGTCAGTATGTTGTCTCCCATGAGATGGGTCACATTCTTGGTCATGATCACGTAAAGTGTCCTGGGCGAGAACATCCAGCGCCAATTATGATGCAGCAGACTCTGGGCGTAGGAATATGCAAACCCAACACTTCCATTACAAAAATTGATTTGAAAGTATAAATGAGTGGTGGACTTTTTGGAACACCCCTCTATCTCAATGAAAAGTGCATCGCATTCGCAATCTTTGTTTTATTCATTTTTTGGATGCCCCATCCTAAGGCTTGGCAACATGAAGCTGTGCTTGCGTTTGTTATCGCAATGACAGCATATGTATTGATGGCGTGGTATGATTACATTTATGACTGTAACGACAAGCTTGGACCTACGCTGTTAGGTGGCCTCATCGGCTGGGCTAAACCCTATGGCGGTGTCCCTCCGGAGACCAAGGAGCTTCCGATCAAGTATAAGAAGGTTGTAGCAGTATTCGATGCGGTGGTTCTGGTGATCCTTCTTACACTTCTGGTTATTCCTTACATGCGGCGGAGTTAATCAAGTCTATAACGCTCATTGTTGGCTCGACACAGTGCAAAGTCAATCTGCTTTTCGTCAATCTGAAGAATGCGCAAACCATGTTTTTCAGCTCTACGCCTAACCATATCTTCTGCATTGCGAGACCTATTCATATTGTCTTCGAAGTCTTGAAGACCACCATAATGACACCATACATTCCTCATATTGGTATATGTCGTAACTGCAAACCAATCATCAAATTCAACAATAGATGTCTTCCTTTTTCTGGTAACATATCCGCGACTGCCCGCTTCGATCAACTGCTGGAGATATCCTGGTGCGAAGTTAGCTAACAAATCAGACCGAAATCGTATAACAATATCATTAGGTGCACACTGAGCTACCTTGAAGATGTTCTCCATTCCGACGAACATCTTAAAGGTTCTTGATGTTATCCCATCTGTTGTATTTGGATAGGCACGCGCTTCCCACGTTTTTGCCTTTGACAAAAAAATAGGCTCTCGATTCACAATCAACATGTCAACTTCTGCGCGTAGAAGATCAAGTGGCTCACGTGTTTCCCACGTGCTAAACCAGATCTTACACGGTGGAAGTTGAGATTTCAGTGTCCGAATACATAAAAGCACATCATTCAATGATGGGCGAATTGGACCTGAGATAAACACGTGAAGCATTATTTAGAATCAATCTTTAGTTACTGTATGCCAGACCGCCCATGCCGCTCATCACGCGGAAGATGTTGTAGTTCACGGCATACATGCGGAACAGGTAAGGGAAGTTCTTCGAGGGGAACAGTCCGTTCGCCAGAGCTCCACTAGCACCAGTGGTGATCGAGTCGAACACCAGGGTCGTGGTGTCGATGCGCGAGAAGTTACACGATCCAGACGGCTGGTGCTCCTCGGGGGCAAGCGAGAACGAGTAAACGTTGATCGGGTTGACTGTGACTAACGCCGTGTTCTCCGGAGCCCCATCTGCCAGCACCTGCGAACCCGTGATCTGATTGAAACCACCTCCCGAGTGGTGCTGGTAAGGCTGGACCTTCCAGAAGTAATCGCCGAATCGTTCATCGAACCGGTCCTGTCCGTTGAGCTGCAGGCGGCACCGGTTGGCGATGTCGTCATACGAGAACGGCTGCGTATAGGTCAGGGCAGCACCCGTGCTGGTCGCCGGGAGCGAACAGTCGAGCTTGCGGGCATCCTGGAAGACCCACACGAGCTCCTTGACCGGGTGGTTCAGCGTCAGGTCCAGGCGCACCGTCTGCGAGGTCACGGACTGCTGAAGACCGAACTGGAGCTGGTCAATCAAATACTCGTGCGACTGCTGGGCGAAGCGACGACGCTCATCTGTATCCAGGTAAATGTAATCCACATAGACCGCCGCATCCTTGAGCTTGGGCAGGAACTGTGCGGCCTGCGGAATTCCACCGGGCCACACGTTTGTAGGGGTGCTATCATACTGGGAAGATACAAGATCCGTGGCCTGGCGGAAGATGAAGTTCAGGCGCACCTCGTGATACTGGAGGGCAATGAGCGGAAGCGCCAGACCCGGGTTGCGGCAGAACCAAAAAGACAGCGGGATATACATGACAACCGGGCGTCCCTGGCACGAGGCGGGCGTGCTCGGAGCAAGCTGGGTAGCGCCGCCCATCATCTGATCAAGACGAACAGACTGGTCGAAGTTGGAGGTCAGGGACTCCCACAGATACATCCACTCACCATAGTGACGGTCCATCACTTGTCCACCAATCTCAATCTCTACCTGCTGGATGAGCAGGTATCCCAGACGGCGCCGGCCACCCGGAGTCCAAAGGACATCACGACCGGTGGGAGTATTGACAGACGAAGCAGAACCGTTCGCGGCGGCGCGAGTGTCGGGGAGCGTCACCTCGAGGTAAGTGCGGAACATCAGGTCAGCATTCCGGTTCACGACCACTACCGAGCGCTGACCATACGCCGGCGTGCCAGTAAAGTTGACACGCATCGCCTCCATGGCAAAATTTGTATGACGCTTGTAGAGCACCTTCCAGAAGGTGATATGCGGATTTCCAGTGATGTAGGCATCCTGAGCACCATATGCAACGAGCTGAAGAAGACCACCGCCCATTGTGTTTATCTTTTGCGAGGATATATTCTTCTATGATTCGACCCCGACCTTGCCAAGTGCCTCTTGACACGCTAGCTGTTCGGCCTTTTTCCGAGTTGTCCCTGCACCTATCCCATAGACTTTTCCAGAAACCATGACGGCTACCACAATCTCATTCTTCTTTGGATCATTGGATCTCATTTCATAGACCGGAGTGCACTTGAACTCTCGTTGACAATGCTTCTGAAAGATGTCCTTGAAATTAGTGGTGGATGCAACAATCTCGTCTACATCAAGATATGTCTCCATAACGGTGGTCACAAATGCATAGACAATGGCAAATCGGTTACCACAGTCTGTCCACAAAGCACCGAGAAAGGCCTCAAAGATATCGCCTAACTTTTTTGTATTTGTTCGACCCGCAATTGCAATTGAGTCTTCGTTGTGTCGAGAAATCACATAGAAGCGGTTCAAACCCAAGTCCTTCGACAGTCCTCCGATACGGTCATTGTTGACGAGCTCCTTACGGGCGTCCGTCAAGAATCCCTGTTTCTTATCGGGATACTTCTTACGTAAGTAAGTTGCGATGCACGCCCCAAGGACTGCATCCCCTTCAAATTCCAAGCATTCATAACTCTCATCTTGGAGCGGCATAACTCCGTTGGGACAGGGAGCAAGGGTAGCGGGTTCACCATCGGGAGTTGTATAATCCGCACGGCGAACATACGTCGTGTGGACCATAGCAGTTTGAAATATCTTGCGTCCTGAGATGCGATAGTGAGGAAGTCCATGACGGCGAAGAATACGGTGAATGTCATCTTCGGTGAATGTTCTATTGGAAGGGTTATACGGTGAATACATGAACATCGTCCCTCATTCCATCCAGTGAATTCGTTTTTATCAGACACATACAATGGCGACGCTTCGGCAGCTTGGTGGTTTACTAGGCATTAAAAAGGCGGTCAAGTCACTCTATCAGACAAAGAAGCAGACAAGGCGGATGTATGCACTGTCTCGCGCCCGCAAACTAAAACGCACAAAGGCGGCGGCTGAGCAGAGTCGTCGTAAATATATGCAACGTATTGCAGAGCAACGTGCAAATATCGAAAATGCAGCTTACTAATAATGGGGCAGCTCCAATCTTTCGCCTACAATGTAGTGCGCACTCCGGAAACAGCGCCGCCCCTTGAGACCTGTATTGTCGACGTGGCAGCCTGCCGTTATGAAACTCCGTCTCGCAAAGATATGGCAGTCTGTTTTGTCTTCTTCAACCCCGCCCGCTCAAAGAAGATGTTGATGAACTATTTCTATACAATCGAAAAATTGAAGCTGGCAAAGATTCCTTACTACACGATGGAGCTGACCTTTGAAGATCATGCACCTGAAATTGCAGATGCTTTCCACGTGAAAGGAGACAGCATCATGTTCCACAAAGAGGTCATGTGCAGCCTTATGGAGAAGCGTATTCCCTGCAGATATACCAAGCTGTTATTTATGGATGCAGATGTGATCTTTGGAAAACCTGCATGGTATGAGGAAGTCTCTCGTCTTTTGGGAACGTATGAAGTGATTCAGCCGTTCTCCTCGTGCGTGTGGCTTGATAGCACCTACACTAAGATGATTCTGACACGCTTATCTGTTGCGTATATGTGCAGAGTCAATCTGTAT